CGAATATTCTCATGGTCAATGGTGTACATACCTATTGAATTGCGTTTCCGCTGATTTATGTGTTTGGTTTGGCCAGTTTTCCTTCTGGTTTGTTTGGTTTGGTCAGTTCACACTCTGTTTTGCCTCACTTCATTTCACCTTCACGCAGCACGTCCCTTCTTCTGAAGCTGTGTACTTAACGTCTGCGGTTGCCTTGTCCTCCAGCGACTGGAACTTGAAGTCTCTTACGCTCTTCCTTCCACTCGGCCCTCCTCTGCTGGTACGCCTCGTCTGACACTACTCCGTGTGTCGACTCGACATCTAGGCTGCCCATGTACGTTGTCATGTACACGTAGGCCATCGTGCGTCTGTTCCATTCTCTGTGATACAGTGCCAAGTCGTCCGTCAAGCCTTTGTTCTCTGCGAGCACTCGTGCCATGATCTCTGCTTTTGATAGCACTTCATCGACACCTTCCTCACGACCTGCAACTAAGCGCCTAAGCCTGTCAATTGCATAGTAGGCTTGCTTGGCGTCCACGGCATATGCCTTAGACTGATCGTCCGTTGCGATGTTGCCTGTCAGTTCACCAATTGACAGAACCCAAGAGTCGCCAATGTGTGCTGGCAGTGACATGATGTCATCTGCACTCATGTCATGCTGGATGCGCATTGTTGTGAGGCCGTGAATGACGCCGTTGTCGGACATCGTCCTCGCGTGTGCGTTCCATCCTTCGATGATTCTCGCGCGCACGTCAGTGGCTGGCCAGTTGGCAGCGCCTTCCAAGTCGTAGATCACACCGCCCGAGTAGCCATTTGGTCGCTTGAGTCCCTCCAAGTTTGCCATCACGGCTGAATGCAGACCCATGTCTGTGGCACAGGCCCAGAAGAACAGAGTGCCCATCGCGCTCTTTGGCACATTGGGCACAATCTTAGCTGCAACTTGGTCACTCAAGCTCTTAGCCAATGTTGCATACTCAGGGTGAATCTTGTTCATGATCAATTTGAGTTGAGTCTCTCCCTTCACTTTGCTCCAGTCAACTCTGCAAATTTTGATCAGGTCATGTGCTGTCTTGGCGTTCGCAATGTCACCGTCATTCACCTTAGCAGTCGCTCTTAAAATAGCGTCCCAGTCCCTGGCTGCCATCAGCTCCGTTTGGATTGCAGCTCTCTCAATGCCCCTAATTCCTGGTGAGTTGTACATGATCTCCTGCACTACGCGCTGGTCAAACATTGGTCTGTCCGCAGTTATCAATGCTTCCGTCATCTCACCCACTACGATGCGTTCAGTGATGCTACCGCTAGGCACCACTGTCTCTTCCTCAGTGGCGGTCTCATCGACAGGTGCATCGCCCTCTCTTTCTTCCATGGCTGCGAGCACATTCCCGAGCCCCTTGGTGAACCCGCTCGCAGTGCTGCCCATAGCGAATCGCAGTGGTGCGCGCAGCGAGGGGTCACGATCGTATACCGGTGGACGCAGGGCCTCTCTGTCCTGCAGCTTCGTGTTATCACCCAGTTGCATCGGGATTCCGCCTCCGTATAACAGAGGGACCGCGCCACACAGCATTGAATGTAATGTGGACGCGTCGCGCACACAGCTACGTTCATACGGCCTGAGGGCAAGGCCTGAAATGCGCTCAGACACTGTGGGCACGTCTGTAACAGTGTACCATTCACGGGCCACGTGCCTGATATTGCCCTCAGTTGCGATGTCTATGTGGTAGTCTCCTGCCAGCACTGCGCGTCTGTGTGCTTCTGGTGACGTAGACATCCTCCCCGGGCGTGTCCTTGTGTCAGCCACTACTAAGTCACAATCTCCGTCGGTCCGTGGCAACATGTTGATGGCTGCCATCGGGATGTAACCCTTCAAGTGGATAGCACTGCTGGCGACACTCGTTGATGGTCTGATGATAGTCATCCGGTCCCCGTTCCTGGCACCTAGAACTGCGCCTCCAACGATGTTGGCTGTGCGCGCTGAGTCTGCTCTCGCAATCGCAGTGTGTCTCCGGATCACTTTGTGCTCCCCGGCGACCACCAGTGCAGCGAGAGCCTCCGAGCACCCTAGTGGGTTTGAGACGATCACACTCCGGCCAAAGGCGAAAACGTTGACGTTATTTCTTTCGTCACTACTCAAGCCGTTGGTCCAGCGCATATCTCCAATGCGCTTAGTGCCTTGGTTGTCGGCCCTTGAGGTTGCGAACCAGCGCTCAGTGCCGACTGCTGGTGTGGCATAGTGCGTGATCGTACTTTGCACTGGCAGTTGAATGAACTGGATTGGACAGCCCCCTTCGCCCTGTTGCCACTCATAGCTCACGTTCTGTGAATGCTTGATCAGCGCAGATGCATCAAGAGCTTGTGCACTCGTACCGATTGCGCGCACGAACGAAGCTCTGATTCGGGCAAGCTGGACGTCGACGAATGGTCCATATGCTTGATTCAAATTGTACAGCCTAGTAGACCCCTCGGACATGCTCGACCAAACTGCTCGCATCTTTTGCGCGAATAACGCTTCCTGGCTGCTGTGAGTGACCTCACTGCCCCGCAGTTTCAGATCACCTAGCTCAGCAATGATCACTTTCCTGAACAGGTCTTGAGCAACGTTGTGCACATCAGTGAAACGGGACACCTCCAGTGCAGACATATCTTCACCTGTGCCGCCCTGCTCACACAGATGTGCCAGGCTGGACATGGCTCCTAGCGCGTACGTCGCTGTAAGCAGCTCTTTGCCTACGCCCATGTCATGTACCGAAACTGAGCCTTCTGCGTCGTTCATGTCCCAAAATTGCACTCCCTGGACGAAGAACGGCGACAGGTTCACCCTGAATGGCAATGGGCTTAAGGACCCGTTGTTGAGATCACGCACTGCTGTCTGCGCCACCATATGACCAATAGTCGTGATGGCGAAGTGACAGGTGCGCTCACTGATGTCGTAGCGTCTCATCAGCGCGTACGCTGCCGTGGCCAACTGCGCTTTTGTAAAAGTCGCATCAGGCATTCCCTCGCCGATACCAGCCAAGAACAAGGCCTTATTATGCTCATAGGCAGCCTCATGCACATCCGAGACCACTCCAAACACACCTGGCAGGTGTGACAAGTGCCCAAATCTGGAATTGGCCAGCAGGAATTCAGCACAAGCGCCAAGTCCCTCGAAGCCCTTCAGATAGTACACCACACTGTTAGCGCGTGGTTCCGCGGTCACTGCGGTCGTTGACATCCTGTGGTACAGCTGCTTCATCTGAATAGTCAGGTGCACCTTGCTGTGTCTGCCCTTCCACAGGGTGTAGTGCTCGCCACTCGTTCTGCCAGCAGCTGCATCAGCTGATAAAGCCGAATTGTCCTGCGCCCATGACATTGGGTCCGGGCGGGTGACATAAGTGACATTCGCATTGCCTGCACCGGCACCGGTCACTCCGTCGATCTTGACGTGGACGCTGCCCGTGTTGACATCAACTAGCTTGGCCAGTGCTTCACTGAACACACGCTCTCTACCGTCTAACACACCTTCGACGTCGAGCCAGTTTGCTGGCACTGGCGTGATGCCGATCTCACCCTTGCCGTGAGCACAAGCCAGCTCCCACGTCAAGTAGGTGTTGGCAGTAGAAGCCGCGTTCTCACCGAGCTCATTCAGCACGCCGTCTACCAAGTCGTGGCGACGAGCCGAGTTGTGCATGATCATGCGTGACAACACGCCGAATGCAAAGCCTCTGCAGTCGTTGTTGTCAGCGACGTCAGATTGCGACATCGTGCTTCTAGTAGCCGCGAGAGCCTTCATAGCTTTCATCTCCCGGCTAACTGCGTTCATGGTAGCAGTCGTAACGTGTCTTGACATGTCACTGATCGTGTTGGCGTCCAAACTCGCTGGGTCAGAGGCCATCATGCGGTGGGTCCCGAAGTCAAGTGCTGCACTAGGCCTGATTCTAACATGGTGTTTGGCCATGTTCATGCCGATGTGCAGCCATGTTCTCCAGGCACCTTGCTCGCAGTACTGACCACTGCCCCCCAAGTCAGTGGAATTAGCGGTCACAGTTATTGCCTCTGCCAGTTCCAGGACGACACGAGAGTGCTCGAAAGGCAGGAGTCCAACGTTGCTGAGCCCTTGGGTAATCAATTCGTCAGTCAGCGACAGACCAGTGAGGTCGTAGCCACCCGCCTGGATGTTGATGCCTGCAAGCCCAGCAACGTTCATCCCCTTCAATTCGTTGCGCCCAGTCTGCTTGATGTTAGCAAGCGTTTCTTCTCCATTATCGCGGTTCTGCATCTGGGTAGCCATGTTGATCGTGGTTTGTCTGTATTGATTGTGTGCTGTGTTGTGTGTGTTGTTGTTGTGATTTGAATACGAGCCGGAATCTGGTAGTTGTGTGTTGGGTGTATTCGTG